GAATCTCAAACAATAATTCCAGGTACAGATTTAAGTAAACAATATTCTATAACTCTTAAAGATATAGATACTGCCATAATGAAATACATTAAGAATGTAATCAATCCTACAGTCCAAGAAGCTAACGAAAAAGTTAAAGTTACTGTTATGTATGGTAACGAAGAGCGATGGGTTGCTGCTAGAAAAAGAGGAGTATTAAGAGATAAAAATGGTTCATTAATTCTTCCTTTAATTATGTTAAAAAGGACTGCTGTTGAAAAAAGTGATGTTATACCAGGTTATGAACATGATATCAGAAGAAAATATACAGAAGTAGTTCGTAAATCCGGATGGTCAAAGGATAATAGATATTCAAAATTTTCTGTTCAAAGTGGTGAATTACCTGTATATGAAAATTTAGTTACAACTATTCCAAATTTTGTAAATATGACATATGAGTTTGTATTATGGACAAATTTCATAGAACAAATGAATCCTTTGGTAGAATCATTTATGGAATATGATAAAACATATTGGGGTGATAAAGATACATATAGATTTGTTTGTAATTTAGATTCAGTAAGTGATGCATCTGAAATGAATCAAGATGGAGAAAGATTCATTAAATCGACATTTTCAGTTACAACAAAAGCTTATTTATTACCAGAAGAAACTAATTCTATTGTTATGGGAAAAATGAGTCAAGTACAAAAAAGACTTTCACCATCAAAAGTATTATTTGGTTTTGAAGGTGATGCTACAGATTTTCAAGTAAAAAAATAATTTATTTTTTTTAAAAAAATATATATATTTATATATAAATAATATTATTTAACGGAGGTTATAAATGTCAGAAGTAAAATTCACAGAAGAAGAAATGAAACAAATTAGTGAATTACAAGAATCTTATGTAAATTCACAAAATGCACTTGGTCAAATTAGTGTTAATCGTATTAGATTAGAACAACAAATGAATGATTTAAAGTCTGCAGAAGATTCTATTAAAGATAGATTTGTAGAAACTCAAACAAAAGAAAAAGATTTTGTTCAATCCATTAACAAAAAATATGGTGATGGTAATCTAAATCTTGAAACTGGTGTATTCACACCAAAATCTAAAGAGAAAACGACCGAAAAAGAAGATAAAAATTCATAAATTATTAATTTATTTTTATCGTTTCGAATTACTTTCATATATTTATATATGATGATTTATAGGTTGTGCGCAAACCAAATTCAAATTTATAATAGGAGAAATTAAATGGCGGAAAAAATAGTATCCCCCGGTGTATTTACAAAAGAAATAG